GTATAGGCATACCATAAAATATACATGCCATCAAAACATCCTCAAAAAATATCTCAGCAGTCTGCGGCCTGGCAACATACTCTAAGAAAAATTCATTACTAGGGGCATTGTCCATATTAAACTTAGTCAGCCCATGCAGCGCACCGTTAGATCCACCACCGCCCACAGTTCCACTAATGTCATAGGAGTCACAACCGAATGCACCTAAGTGCTCATTACCAGGGTACTTAACACCATTCCTTAAGCTTATATTGTTCTGCATAGCCGAGGGTGGTGTCCAGCTTATATTAAATCGCCCGTGCTTATCAGGTGACCATACCACTGATGTATCCTTAATACCGTTCGTCCACCTAAATGTACCCTTCGTCACATAATGCTCAGTAATCATACTGTCATTATAATCTATCTGCTGATAGATCCTAGTTAAATTAAACAGACTCTGCTTGCTCTCATCCCTAAAAGCATGTGACTCCGTCCTAGGGAACTGTCGATAGAACTCATTCAACGCATCAGGGTCACTCTTCATAGAGTCAACCTCTGCCTCCCAGTAATCAATAGCACCGTTCTCTATAATCTCACGGTCTACGCCTATAGTCTTCTTACTAGGCTTCCTGAATACAGGCATGCCATATATATCAATAAAGCCCTCCATGTTCCACTCCATAGGAATGAACAAGGAGTACATACCACTCTTTGTTTGTCCGTTAGCATTTCGCTTAGAAAGACTTGAGTCAGTATACAGTTTCTTGAACTCACTGCCACCCTTATTAAGGGCATTAGATGTAGAGCCCATCAAACACTTACCTATAATTTTACTACCCAGCCTAAGACAGGTCTTAGTTACCCGCCAGTTATTTAATATGTTATTAGGCTTAAGCCACTTGCCACTTTCATCGTGTACTAATAGTAGTAGCTTCTCACCATCATATGAGTTGTCATCAGTATTCTTCCAGTCAATAGTCGTGTTTAAGCCCTGAATGTCAGAGTCATCAATAAGAAGCATATTCTTCTTCGTGATCTTAGACGCAGGAACCCTATAAGCTAACTCAGTCTTAGGCTTGTCCATGCCATCCATGACCGGCTTAAAAAAGAAAGGTAACTTATTATTGATAGGAACCACCTTGTCAGTGAACATCTTCTTTGCATCAGAACCTGTCTTTGATAGTACGCCGATACGAGCGTCATTAGCTAAGGTTGCTGTATTGATACACTCAGAAGAACTCATGAACGAGAACCCTGAACGCCTTATCTTTAAGTACACCATACCGAAACTGCGCTTGTCAGCCTTACAAGCCTCCCAGAATAAGAACAGTATCCTGTTAGCCTCCCTGAAGTCAGGGTAACCCACATCTATACTAGCCCACTGAAGGTACATATAATGAGAGCCAGTCATATAAGATGGCTTACCATTATTCATGAACCAGAATCCCTCTTCACGGAAATCAAACTCCTCCTCAATATAATCTACCCACATACTCTTAAAGTCTGTGGCCATTTCATTCCAGTGAAATATTGATTGTATCTTATCTAGCTGAGAAGGTAATTCCTTCCTCTCCCAGTATTGATTACTAGGCTTACTGTCCCTGCTGAAAATTTTCTTTGGTGCCTTAGGTAGTGCTATCTTCAAATCAGATATCTCTACGATATCACCGATCTCACCACTCTTAGATATTACGACTACATCATACTGACTATCGTAACCATATACCCAACTCTTCTTTCTGTTCTTAATAGAAATAACACCCTTAGGAATAAAATCATCTATAACCCTATATAAACTATTTCCTTGACCTTCTTTCTGCAAATCCTTGTTTATTATCTAGATTATTAGAAGAAGTGTTATTAAGTGCCTCTCTCTCAGACTCTATTCTATTGAGTATCTCAAAGGCATCAAATATAGCAAGCTTCTTCGTGGCAGCAGCGTTCTTTAGTTTGTCGGCAGATAAATCGTCCTCAGGGTCATGCTTTATAATGTCCTCCTTAGCAACCTTTATTAACTGCTCAACAGCTCTGTGTCCGGCATCTATAATCTTTAATTTTATTGACTTTAAATCCATCATACAGTCATTGTTATCTGGTGGTCATACATACGATATAATGTCTCATCATCCACAATAAACTCATACTCACTATCAGGCTTAAACGATACCCTCTGACCGCTATCTATACCATAACTCTTTAGCTTGCTGTTAGCAATAACAACCTCCCCCATCAAGGGCTCGTGGGTGAATGGCTTATATATATAAGACTCCTCCTTATCAATAGGCCTAACAAAACAGTACCTATCATAGCCCTTCCATACATCATCCTTCTTGTACGCAAAGAACTGGTCAGCATCTAAAAAAAATAAGTTGTCCTTAAAAAAACTCTTTCCACTACGCCTTCGGCCTCGCATATCATTGTAGAACTTAAACACATTGTGGTGTACTAAAAGTATATCTCCCTTTGAAATTTCTCCCTTATATCTTATAGGAACCTCTACAACCTCAGCGTGTCTATTAGATGACTTAAAGTCCTCCTCAGAGGTGCTGACAATAAAGTCTATGCCGCCTATCTCCTTAGTGTTATTGTACCGCTTGTCACCGACAGGCTTTACAATAAACTGATGTAGTGACCTCATTAAAAGTTTATATTGTATTCTATAGATACAGGAACAGTGGAAGTAAACTCCTTCCACAACACAATAACAGAGTCCTCACCCTCTATCCATATCTTGTATGAGGAGGAAAACTCGTCTTGTTTAATTAAGTGAATCTTGTAGCTAGAGCCTAATACACTCTGCCCAACAATGTAGTGCATCGCCCCTGACTTGTAGTCAGGACCGACAGATATTTTACGAATGTCCATTTCATTATATTTTAATTTTAGATACTGTTACTGAAGTAGCGGGAGATGCTGTTATATTACCAATAGTATAACCAGGAGCTCTTAATTGTGCGTAAACACCACTTGTGTGACCTGCCTTATACGTTAAAACTTGGGATGCCTCCACCTGAAACACATCCGTTCTAGTGAATGGTCTAAAAATATCAGGTGTAGCAGGCAAACTTATAAATGATGAGTTATATTTTGGAGTTATACCTAAAAAGGGTTGAAACATAACTTCACTAAGAGACGCAGTACTCAAATTAAAGTTCCCAAAAAACTCTACTATATATAATCCTGAAGTGTCAAAGGTTATGTTTCCGTTAGATTCAATAGTAACGTCACCATTACTTGCATCGCTAAAAGTAATTTCTGCTGTTTCTGGTGTAGCAGAAGCTATATCTTGAGATTCTCCTATAGCATAAAGTATAGTTGATGTCACTAAAGGTGTCCCCCATGATCCGTCACCTTTTAAGTATGTTACTGCATCTCCGCCAGGGGGTACATGACCGATAGTAGCGCCGCCTGCATATTGAGTTGATGTTAACGCAGGCGTTGTAGTTCCAGCCACAGTAATAGCTGTGTTAGTTGAAGTCACAGATGTAACAACACCGCTTCCGGAATTAACAAAAGTCTTGACGTCTGACATCAAAAAATTCTTAGTGTCACCGCCTGAACCGACTGATCCGATTACAATGTCAGAACCCAAAACAGGAGTTGAAGGAGGATATGCGGTTGTATCATTTATTCTAGCCATCTATTCTTTTTTTTTGTTAGTCACCTCACCCGTATCCATATTGATAACAGATGTGTCACCGTATTTTTTAATTATTTTTTTCTCTTCAGACTGAATCATAGACCTTAATGCCTTTACCCGATCCGCAATACCTATCTTCTCAATCTCGATGTCCGCTAAAAGATTCCTCACGTTAACGTACTCCGTGTTTAAGTTTTTCATTGAGCTAAGCTCTTCCTTTGTTAATTTCATTTGATTTATTTTTTACAAATCTACAAATTAATTAATTAATACCTGAGCAGCTAATAATATGCCTGCAATAGAGTACGCAACAAACTGACGAAACCTAGACCTAGACAGCTTACCACTTATCTTATCACGCTCATCAATAAGGTCTACCCGGTCAGCATTACAAGACATAGCCTTCTCAGACTCTAACTTATATAAGGCTATCGCACTCTTCTTTGAGCTAGCAAGTATCTGGTTTAAGTGAGTAAGCTCACCCACCTGCGACCTATAAACCCCCATAAGAGAGTCTTTCAAGTTTAACTCCGAACTGAAACTGTTCCTCTCACTTAATAGTATCCCTATCTCCTTTGCCTGAGCCTTGTTCCACGTAAATAACGTGTCCCCCTTAACGGGAGTTACCCTGGGGGTAAGGTCTATACTCTGAGAAAAACCTTCCGAGCTCAACGCCACTAAAACTACGCAAATCACTAATATTCTTTTCATTTTCTTTCTTTAATCTTAATATACTTCCCATATGTGTGCTAACAGAACTATCCAGGGTAATGATAGTCCGCTCTAAGCCCCTCTGCATATGATCACTAATCATAAGGCTATCTAACAATAACGCCTGGTCACTCTCAATCTTATCAATCTTTAATAAATAAGCATCCTCACTAGACTCATACTTACGTGACCTAGAATTGTATATACCACGCTGTACCCCATTTAAAATAAATAGAAACACACAGGCTACTATAAGAATCCTAGGGCTTATGTTCACTTTGATATTTTTTTATTGAACTTACGCATAATAATGTCCGAGGACATAGCAGCAAGTATCGTGGCAGTCTCAGAGGTTATACCCATAAAATCAGATGCGTACTTCTTCAAGAAGATATCTAAGTTTATAGCGTGTAGAATAAATGCGGCAACAATACCGAACAATAACGAGAACAAGGTGTCATCCCATCTCTCCTTCCACCAGTTTATAACCTGGTCATCAGGGCCTATTGCACCCTCTGAATATTTTTTTTGATTGTTCTTGAAGTGCCACGCCTCCTTAACAAGCGTCCCTATCACAATAGCTATAACGTACTGTGCAATAATTATAAATGTCTGCATGTCCTATTTGTTTCATGCAAAAGTAGTGTTTTCCTGTGGAGCGTTAAGTACCACTAACCCAACACTTCCCTTCAACAAAGCATCCTCTAATAGCATAGTAATCTCCTTTTCTGCAGTCCCCTGTATAGTCTTTGAAGTAGGTCTCCGGTACGCAACAAGAGGACAACCCTCTGTGTTTGAGTGAGTATTACCACCGTGTATCTGTGCAAAACTGAAGGTTACCCCGCCTCGACCCTTAACGATGTACTCATCACTACGCTTCTCACTATATATTACCGGCATATTCCTATTGAACCTAGGACTGAACCTTAAATCTAAGCTGTAAGCTAGTGTAAGCCCCGTAGAGGGTATAGCGGTCTTCTTAGGTACCTTTACCCCATCGGCACGTACTGCGTCCTCTAGGGTCCAGCAGAGCTTGTCTGAGCTAGGTCCGTATAGGTTACCTATAGTCGTGTCATCAAAGTACTCCGTCCTTACTATCTTGAATACTGAATCGAACTCTGTTGTAGGCTTCATTTAGTTGTGTGGTATACCACCTTAATGTTCCACGTGTTGTTTCTGTAATACATATCTTATCCGCTACAAGATATACACTCATCGTCATCTATATCACAGGATAGAATACCGAGCTCTTGCTTTAGTAATAGTATCCGCTGATCCATCATCCTTCTAGATGCAGGGACTGCCGTTTCTTTCGCTACCTCTAAGTAAGCTAACTCTTCCTTCTTTGTCATTTACTTAGCCTCTCTAGTATCTTTTCAAGTAAGCTATCAACCTTGTCAAGCCTCTTAAGGATATTGTTCGTTAATGATTCCATCACCGCAATCTTAGTGTCTCTTACAGCATCATCTCTTTCGTTAAGATTTAATTTAACCTTAATATCATCAATCTCCTTGCTATTTTGAAGCACCTGATGCTTGATATAAGGTATTAAAGCGATTGCCGCCCCACTACCTATAGTTATTTGCATTATTAGTTCGTTCATCATAATATTGTTGGTGGTTCAGGAAACCAGTCGCTTGGTAATTCCACTATTTCACTCTTAATTGATGGTGATAAGTCTGCATCTATTCTAGCCCAGTACTTACCACTTTCGATAATAGGTACAGCCCACAATGATTTTGTAGGGTGCTTGATTACGTTGCAGTACTTTGTAGTTCCTGCAACAAATAAGTCTTTGCACATCTGAAATAGAAGTTCCTGTAATTCATCCGCTAGTTTTTTTGTTGTATATATTACTGCCTTCATATCTCCTCCCAGCTTAAATTTTCTTCATTCCAAGAATAATCACCCTCGGGCTTCTCAATAGGAGATTCCCATCTGCAAGATTCAGTATTTAGTAACCAACTATCAAAAGGTTTAGGCGTAATAAATGCATCTAAGTTTGAGTCATATGTATATCCTATGCCTGCAAAATTCTTTCTTATATTGTTGTTATAACTTGTTTGAATCCAGTCACCACCTAATAAGGCTGAACAATCTGAGTCCGTATAAGTGTTATTAAACACAAGTACCCTTGTGACTACGTTGTTGCTGTCTATCTCTGCGAAGTGTGCCATACTATTGAAATTTATATCTTACTATTACAATACCTGAGCCGCCTGCTGCTCCGTTCCATTTATCATCAACACCTCCATTATGAAGACATCCTGCTCCGCCGCCGCCTGCTGTGTTTGCTGTGCCTGCTACTGCTAAAACATTTCGACTTGCTGCTCTTCCACCACCACCATTGCCTCCTAAGCCAAATAGCACATTGGTATCTTCATAAGAAGCGCCACCGCCGCCGCCTGCGTAGTATGTATTTATTCCTGATATATTGTTTTGTAATCCATCTCCACCATTACCACCAAATCCAGCACCTCTTGTTCCTCCTGCTTGACCAACAACTCCTGCGCCGCCGCCGCCGCCTGCACAAGCAACATATGTACCTGAAATTGCTCCACCTTGTCCGCCATCATTACCTTGACCTTCTGTGCCTAAGCCTCCGGCTGCAAAACCTCGTTTACCTCCACCACCAGAACCACCATTTTTACCTACGACTGACTCATTTTTCAAATCTTCTGAAACTAATGTAATTTCTGCTGATGAACCCGAACCTAATACTGCTGATGCTATGCTTAATACATCAGTTACTATATATCCTAACCCTTCTGTTGTTACTGTTATACTTGTAATAGTATTTCCACTTACTACAACTGTTGCTAATCCACCTGTTCCTGACCCACCTGATAATGTTACATTTGTATATGTACCATTTGTGGCATCTGTTGGATTCGTTGAAATCGAACCTAATAAATCATCTGCTGTTAGGGATAATTTTCCATTACCATAATAAGGATTCAATGATTGACCACCTACTCCTCCTCCAACAGCAGTTATTGAGAATATTGACGAATCACCCCCATTAGCACCTGAAGAAGAACTTACTGCACCAGAACCACCTGCGCCTACTGTCGCTGCATATGAAGTTACTTCAACGGTTGCGCTTGTAGCTGTCAATAATCCACCTGCTCCACCGCCGCCGCCAGTTTCATAGCCACCGCCGCCGCCGCCGCCAACTATTAAATACTCAACTGAACTGCCATATGTAGGGTCTGAACCTAAATATTCAATGGTAAAATTAGATGAAGAATTAAATGTATGTACTTTGTAATCACCGTCAATTGTTCCCGCAGGGACATCACCACCTGTGGCAATCATAAATACAGGTGGAGGAGGTGGATTGTATTCGTAAATACTCGTTAAATCTGCATCAGATAGGTTAGTATCATAAATTTGTATTTGTTGAGATTCTCCAGCTAAAGGGACTGCATTAATACTTGCAAAGTTTAATATACCAATAGCCCCATTGTCTAGTAATGAGTCATCATTAAACCACGTTGTCTTAACATCAGGTACTGAAAAAGCTTGTGCTACAACTACATTATTAATCTTAATCACGGGTGATACTCCATCTTGTATACAAGCAATATGTACCCAAAGGTCATCAGATGTGATAGCTGCATCAGTTTCTAAAAACCATTTATCTACTGCATTTATCCTACTCCTAAACGTAAGCCTACCATCTGAGAGTAACCCACAGTAAAGAAAGCTATTTACATTAGTACCACCAAAAGTTATAAAACCCATCACTCCCGCAGGGGTTGAATCAGGTAACCTAAACCATCCACACCAAGTGCCTGTTGTGGTAGCGGATACGTCAGATAGAACATTATTAATGTTTAGCGATTGATTGTTTGTTGTGAAGTCAAAGTCTACACTCGGAGTTGTACTCAGCCAAGTAGGCTGATTTATTGCTGTTCCTTGTGTTGCGTTGTTTGTTGCTGTTGACTTATCAATCCACAATGAAACAGGTGAGTTATTTACAACAGGTTCGTCTAATACTCCCGCTGCCCATCCTACACTATTATTATCTGTTAAGTTGTTAGTTCCGTGCTGGTCATATCTTATACCGCTTCTTTCTGATAAACTCCACCAAGATACTAAAGAAACTTTTTGTGCATCTGTTAAATCAGCATATGATGTTGCGTTGTTACTATTGTAAAGTGCTTGCACCTCTAATAATGATAATGCCTTACTGTAAACACAAAATAAATCTTCTCTCTGAATTTGCGAGCCTACACTTGCGTTGATAGCATTAAGCCTAACAGGGGCAGTTGAAGATAGTACATTAGTTTCTGTTACTTCATCAAATGCCGAGCCATTTACAGATATTTTACTTTTACTATTATCAAAATCAAAAACAGCAGAAATAAAATACCAAGTATTAGTTGATAGTTGTGTTGAAGATATTACTGTACTAGTAGCACCTGAGCCAGTATTAGAAAGAAACATTCTTATGTCACCCGATGAGTTTGTTGTTATACTTATTGCTCTTTGTGACCCTGCGGAATCCCATTTTGTGAAATGGTATTTTATACTCCCTAATATACTAAGATATACCCACCCACAAACTGAGAATGAGCTGTTATGGAAATCAAAATCCGTACTCGTTGATGATAGGTTATTAGCTGTATTAAACTCTGCTGCTGCCTCTGTGTTTACATTCGCAGCATCTGAATTAAGCCACAGTTTTAAGCCTGCGATACTAGCAGGTGAGAAAGGTACTACCCCGCTGCCACTAGGGTTTCCGCCTACAAAGATACCGTTTAGTATTGCTATAATGTTCTGCATACTACCAGATAGCTATGATTCCTGCTGCCGCTGTACCTGTGGCCCATATTTTTAATACCTGTATAGGGAAGAATCCCACCGGTAAGTTAGTGAAAACAACATCATCGCCCGCTGCCGTAGTAACCTTTAAGTTTCCAGAAGTGCCTACGTATAGGACACACCCATCGCTTGAGTTATTAAGCTGTGAGTAGATCACATATGTTGCACCTGTAACTAATGCTGCTGTAGTACCTAACGTATTAGCATCTACAATAGAACTAACTTTTGCTACTACATTAGGAGTTTGATTAGTGGTATAAATAACGTCACCAACCTTTACATTCTTATTTATAAAGTTAACGGCAGCGTCTACTAACTGATTACCAGTAGGTGCATCCGCTGTACCTGAAGCTGCTACTGCCGCAGGGTTAGGTATGTTGATTGTGTCACTAGGTATAACAGATAATGCTCTGTATCCTTGTAGTTTTTGATATGCCATTTTTTATTTTTTATTTTCGTAAGGAAACATTTTATTTAGGGTGTCTTTCCTCTTACTGCACCCGCAATCTTTACCCGTAGCCTTAGCTACAGAATTAACAACTTTCTTAATACCAGTAGCCTTAGCTAACCTCTCTACAGTATCTCCTAAACCCATTATTTTTTTCTTGCTTTTTTCATTCCGGCAGCAGCCTTGCGAGCCATACCACCCTTACCGTACTTGTTTGCACCGATAGTGTAAGCAATCTTTTTAGCAGCCGTCTCAGACTTGCCATCCTTCATAAGCTTACTAACTAATTCCTTGAACTTACTCATGTTGCAAATATATTAATATTTTCCTTGCCTATTTTTAGGTGATGATGCAGTGTCTTTTCCTGGACCACCCCACAACTTCTTACATGACCAGTACCTTGCCGTAAGCTTAGATGTCGCAGTGTCACAACTGTGTCTAGCACGAAATGATTTCCTTGCAGCAGTAGAGTAGTTGTGGCCGTAGCCCTTAGCACCGAAGTGAATTAACTTCTCCTTGCCACCCGAACATGCCTTCACCATCTTCTTCTTTCCTGATCTGTCAGATGTAACCACTCGGTTACACTTCATCTTACCCTTATCTGCCATTATAATGTAGTTTTAGCGGTGGGCAAGGATGGCCGTGAGCCTAAGCCCGACAAACCCCTCAATCTTTTTCTTGTCTTAGCAGGTGCTCCCCTAACTACCCTAAGTGCCTGCTTATTCTTAAATGCAGAATCATCAATCTCTTTTAGCGTTTTCTTTAAGGATGCCGTCTTCTTGCTACTGTAAACTTTTTTCTTATCGTCGCTCATAATACTGTATATTTGCTACAAATTTAATCAAATTTATTTTGAACGAAGACTACCTAAAATACTGGCGAGTGATACGTCAGTTTATAAAAGCAAAGTACAAGCTTACACAGCCCGATCTAGATATACTCCTGTTCCTTAAGTCAGAGGGGTACTTCTCCAGGGATAACTTCGATGAGTTCAATAGCCTCCTGTCATGGGACAAGACTAGGTTCGAGAGACTACGAAAGGATGGGTGGGTAGAAAAATTTAGGAACCGAGTAGGAAAAAGAAAGGCCCTGTACATGCTATCAAGCAAAGGGAATAATGTCGTGAACCTGATCTATAAGAAACTTGCCGGA